GTTCTTAGTCTTACGACCAAAGTCAATTGCAAGGTCTGCTGTGTGAGTTGCTTGGATTATTTTTAATTTTGGATTCTTACCAATCATCCATGCCGGGAGTAAGTATGAGGCAAACTCCGACTTTGTGTGTCTTGGCGGCATGTTTATGATTAGACGTTTAATTTTCCCGTTAGCGAGATCATTAAATTTTTTATTAATAATTTTATGGTGGGACCCCTCTATAAACTCAGGCCACACATACTTAACAAAACTTAAAAAATTTTTTGTAATATTTGGACGAGCCTCATCCAATGCTACGCTTCTTTCAAGTTCAATTAATTTAGCACTTTCGTCCTGGGTCAAACCCTCTAAATTTTTTGTAATATTTTTTGTGTCTAGCATATCTTCAATATGTTTTCAAAAGTTATACACTAATCGTATGAATTAGACAATAAAGGGTAAGCTTGGGACCCCTTTTGTTTTAGGGGGTGTTAGGTTTTTGTTTTGCGATTGTAGTGTTGCCTGGGTCTGGTACCTCTATGGGTGGGCCCACCCAGTATATCCAAGCAAAATTTTAGGGGTATGCAAGAACAACATATGTCGTTTATGCATACCCTTATGGGATTTTCTAGGTTAGTTCATCTTCTTCTTGCTCATTGTTTTACTTACCCAATCTTTAAACTCATTTGAGTTCATGTTAGTTTCCATTAACCAAGGCAACATTAACATTGCCATTACGTGTGCCATAAATTTATAATCAAACTTACTAACACCAAACTCAACTCGGTTTATTTTTTCCTGTTCATCTTCAGCATTGTGAATAAACAAAGCCATCTTAATTATATCTGGTTGTAAGTGATAAGGATAATTAACATCATTATCAAACTCAACATCAACAGTAGTTTTTTTAGTCATTGTCGCCTTTCTGAATTGTAGTTCTTGTTGCCATGTATGGTACTCTTTCTGGTGTACCACTATTCCAATTATACCTACTACTTTCATATGTTTCTTTTACTACTTTAATAGGTGTTTCACTCGGTTGTTTAACTGGTCTTATATTTGCAACTTCATTTCTAAACTTATGTAAGAATTGAAACAAACAATTGTTATTACAAAAATATTGGAAAATACTGTTTTCCATATAACTACTGTTAACATTTATTTTAACAGTTCGTAATACTTTATTGTTTCCAGAACCACGCACCCTTGATTGAGTTTCAATCGTATGGCAATCTGGATTATGACACCAATTATGCGTCGCCATTAGTTCCCCCTCTCTTAATCCAATAACTTCCAGAGGCCGTTCTATAATTATTTGCGTCAACATCAAAATAAGTTATCAAAGGTTTTAAAGATTTGGAAAACCAATATTTACACTTGTCATTCCATTTACCATTTCGAGTTATAAACTTACCATGCTTTTTAGCATAATAAGAAATTTGGAAAGTTTCGCCCTCTACCATGTCAAACCCCCAAACTCTACTGCAATTAAAATACAAAGAATACAAACTAAAAAGTTCATACCTAGTAAAAAGAGTACATCTCTTTTTTGTATTTTTTCCAAAGTATATATTCTCTTTCTTGTTGAGAATATTAGGTCGTTTTGTTTTTCGTTATAAGATATTAATTGTCTATTAATATCGTTTTGTGCTTTATTACTTGCGTCTTGCGTTGCGTTCATTTTATACCTTTCTATGTTAGTTAGTATTCTGGGATATTACAGGAATACCCCAGAATTGCAATAGTTAATTTAAACTATTTTGTTGTTGTTTTTCGTACAATAATCTAGCCTTAATTTTGTCCTTTCTATCAACATTTTTATTTTTCATGCCTTTTATTCTTTCAGCTAGATTTTTCGGATTATAAATAACTAGCCCTGTACTATTAGTTCTAATTATTTCATGGTCAGTAATATTTAAACCTAACTCGGTACAAAGTTCCAAAGCCTCGTCTAAATATTTATAACCTTTTAGACCGACTTTGATTTCTTTCATTTGGTCTAAAACTGATTTAATCCATTTATGATGAGCAATAACAAATTGACCTTTTGCCTGTTTCCAAGAAATTAAAAAATTAAAATCTTTTTCATCACACGCAATAGACCTATCTCTACAATAATCTCTACCAATTAAATCTAATTGATATTTTTCATTCCATTCTTTACCATAGCCAGTTTCATTACTATTACTACCAAGATATTTATTATTGTTGTCAGTATATTTTGTTTTGTGTGGGTTGTTATCTTTTCCCTCTTGTTCAATCAAAATATCTGGGTTGCAATCTTCCTGTGCTTTTAGTTCATCACGAAACAAAGCATAACCATATTCATTGTCATTTGAATATGATGAATTGTTATCAATATCAATGTCGCCATTTAATTTAAAGTCAAAATGTTTTTCTATTGTTGCGTCAACAATTTTTAAATTGTTGTCGTAATCTCTTTCTTCTTTTTGACCTTGATAATGAAAATGAAAACAACTGTCTTTAGCAATCGTTGAAACATTTTCAAATTTATTTTGTAGATAATATGCTTTTTCTACATCTTCATTAGTATAATGTTTTCTAACAATTTTTTCAGCAATCTTCCAAGCATTGTCATTTAGTTCAACTTGATTTGCTTTTAGTTCATCATACTTTTTCTTTTCCTGTGTATCTTCCTGTTCCAAATGTACTCTCATACGATTTGCAATTTTATTACGATACTCGGAATTTAGTCTTATTCTTGACATAGTGTCCTTTCGGTTATTGTTTTTATTTATTTGCATAAAAATTAATTTAGACTATTGACTTTTAAAGTCAAGGGATTATATAAGATATTATGTTATTATTTACAAAAACTTAATACTAAATGAAAGTTAGTCTGGGGTGTTGCTATCAGTGTGATGTACCCCCAGACAACATAAAGAATTTACGAATTTTTTGTGGACGAATTAGCTATACAGCCCACACTAAATCGGTTGTATTTGCACATCTTAAAAAGTGTGCAACTACAACTAGAAAAATTTTTTTGTTTTTTTTTTGGGTGGGCCCACCCAGAGCGTCCAAGCTTTTTATAGGGTGGGCCCGCCCAGTACGCTCAAGCTTGCAAGCTGTCAAGAAATTTATTTTTATTATTATCTTGCATCTGGGATATTATGGGTTATATTAAAGCTGGACCATTGGCCCTAGATATAGGCTAAGCCCTGATGCATCGGTAAACAATTACTGTCGGGCTTCAATCCGATGGTCCATAACAATGAAAGGAAATAATATGAAACTACCATTTAAAATAATGCTGGAGGATCCAAAGTCTAAACACGCGCTCGAGACTGTAACTAATCCTTACAGCGGCCAGAGCTGCCAGCTGCCCAGGTACGCCGTGGCTGTCTATGATACGATTAAAGGTGCCGAAGTAACCGGGGACATGGACTTGATGAGAAAAGGCCTGGACTGGTTCCAGAAAAATTTTACTGATCAATATTATGTATTGCTCGACTAGAAAAAATAAACACAACGCGGCCGGACCAGCAATGGTCCGGGTGCTCTTGATCCACGCGGACTGGCTCAGGGACAATGGCTATTACGCTCAAGCCACAAGCGCAAGAGCTCAAGCCGCAAGCTTGACAAGAAAATATTATTGTAGTATGAGATATTATAGGAGAAAGAATTATGAATATAAAAGAAGCAAAAAAAATAATTATATCACTGTCGCAGCCTGACAAGATGCCTGGTTATGCTTACGGCTTACCAGCCTGGGAATGCAAGACCGGCGGCAAGCTCGCTAAGGTCCCCGGCTCGGTGTGCTTTGGCTGTTATGCAATGAAGGGTAACTACACAAGATTTCCCGCTATACGGGAATCGCAATATAAAAGACTGGCAAGCCTGAAGGACCCGCGCTGGTCTGAAGCCATGGCCGTGGTGATCAACTCACAAGCCGTGAGTAAACACAAAGTATTTAGATGGCACGACGCCGGCGACGTCCAGAGCTTGGACCACCTGAACAAAATTTTTGAAGTGTGCAGGTTAACGCCTGGCATGCAGCACTGGATGCCAACGCGTGAAGCCTGGATCAGGGACCACCTCGAGCGATGTCCAAAAAATTTAATAATAAGATTATCAATGACAATGATTGACCAGGCAGCCGCTGGCAGCTGGCCGCATACGTCGACTGTTACCACGAAGCCAGGCGCGCGTACATGCCCGGCCCCGGACCAGGGCGGCCAGTGTGGCAGCTGTAGACAGTGCTGGTCTCATGATGTAACTAATATTAGTTACGGTAAACATTAGAATGATTCTAAACTATGATATGGTATCACCCGAAATATTATGCAGAGCTCAGGAAGCAGAGGCGCAAGCTCACAAGCTCTCAAGCAAACGAACCGAGGGTTCGAGCCCGCAAGCCAAGGGTTCAAGCTTCAAGCCAAAGTTCTGAAGAGCCAGTATCCCTGAACCAGGGTACAAGCGAACCTTCCCCTTGTCCGGGGAACAAGCAACAAGAATAAATGTATTTAAATTATGCTTTACATGAAAGCTAATTTGGTGGGGTGAAAAACGAATTTTGTTACCTAATGTTACCTTTAGTTCAACAGTGAAAAACCTGCCAGTATCATTATAACCCAATAGATCGGGAGTGCCCAATAAGCTACGGTTTTCCAGTCTTGTCCAACTAATTTTACTTTTAACTCCTTTAAGCTCACGCCACAAATCCTTTTCTAATTTCGCCAAGGTAACCTCTTAGAGCTTGCCAATAATTTTTGGCATCTTCCAAGTGCCACCCAGTCGTACACCTTTTAAATTTAAAATATGCGTGTCTCTATCACCAATCATTCGAGTTTCCAACAATTGAATTTCGGACAAGTCTAATTTGTCACCGTTGGGCATTTCAATTTGGACTCTTGCGTTTTGTGCGAGAGGAGATTTTAAAAATTTATCTAAAAACTGTCTTAATTCTTTTGCTTTCATACTATTGTGTTTATATAAGATATTATGTATAAAGCAAGTATGAGTCGAGATATTGTCAAAAAGAAGGCAGCCTATCCTACTGAGCTTACAGAAATGCAACGTAGATTCTGTGAATATTTAATCATGAACGAAGGTAGGACTACAAGAACAGAGGCAGCCATACACGCTGGATACGAACCTAAACGGGCTAGAATTGAAGGGTCTGAGCTTATGCAAAATCCAAAGATTCAAAAATATTTACAGGCTAGATCAAATGAAGTTAATAGAGCATTTACTGTTACAAAAAATAATTATGTTAGACGTCAACAAGTGCTATCACAAAAACTTGTAGATGAAGGCAAGATAAAAGAAGCTGCACCATTTGAACAATTAATTGGTAAAGCAACAGGACAGTTTGTTGAAACTCATTTACATGGAAACTTAAGTGACATGGCTAAAGAAGAAAAACTAGAAGAGATTAGAAGACTTAAAGTTTTACAACAAGAACGACTTAAGATTGCTAAAGACTAACCTTTTCCATTTTTATAATACACTTACGTGGAAACACATTACGATCTGAAAACAAATCCTCATTCTGTTCATAAGACGCAAAAGTTCTGATATACTTGTTATCTTTACTAAATAGGTAAGCTTGTGTTACCATTATACTTGGTTTAAATTTATAGAATTCTTCTGTTGTCGCATGGCCGCCATCCGCCGTGATGTCTTCCCAGGTAATAGAATAAAAATAATATTTTTTCTTTTTAATAACTACGTGTCTATATTTAGATTTCTTATTTCGTCTCATTGGTAGTGTATACTCCCCTCTCAGATATTTTTAAATTTAAAAATGCGAATCATATGCGCGCGTCCCTTAAATCGTTGCAAACACTGGCTTATTTGATCATTTTTACAAAAT